CTCGAGCGCGGCGCCGACGGGTACCCGACAAAGGCGCGGCGACTGGCGCCCGGATCGGTGCAGACCAAGCCTCCGGCCGGCGCCACGTGGCCGAACCCGGCGACCACCCCGGGCGGGGTCGACCCGACCGCTACCCGCGTCTACGTCGACGGCCGCGAGGTGGACCGGCGCGACGTCATCCGGTTCGACTCCCCGAATCCCGCGCTGAACGACGTGGCCGGCGCAACGTTCCGGGCGGCCGCGGACTACCGCGATGCGGCCGCCCTTTACGCGAAGAATCCTCAGGTTTCGGAGTACTTCTCTCCGGCGGACGGCGCGCCGGAACTCTCCGACGATGAGATCCGAGAGCACCTGTCGCAGTGGCTCGCGGCGCGCCGGCGCGGCGGCATCGGCTACGTGCCGGGGAACCTGAAGTACAACGAGAGCAGCGCGCCGACCGCGGCGGACATGAAGCTGCCGGAACTCAAGCAGCAGGCAGCGTTGGAAACCGCCCTGTGCATGGGTCTCGACCCGGAGGTCCTGGGCGTCTCCACGACTAGCCGGACGTACGCGAACGCTCAGGACTGGCGCCGCGACCGGATCAACGACGTCCTGTCGGCGTACATGCTCGCGGTGACCCAGCGACTGAGCATGCCCGACCTCTGTCGGCGCGGCTACGTCCGGACGTTCGACCTTGACGACTACATGCGGGCCGACCCGATCACGCGGTGGACCGTCTACGAGAAGGGGCGCGCCATGGGTGTGTTCGGCGTCGAGTACGTGCAGGCCGAAGAGGGGTACCCGATCGTCGGCGCGGTGGATGCGGCGCCGACCGGCGGGACCCCGGCGACCACCCCGGGCCCGTCGCCGGCGCCGTCGACGGGCCCGGCCGACGAACTCGCCGCGCGCCGCGGCCGGGCCGCCGCGGCGTTCGATGCGCCCGCGGTGCGCACGTTCGAGTTCGCCAGTGCGCGATTCAGCGTCGACACGGAGACCCGCACGGTCCGCGGCGTGGCCCTGCCCTACGGCGAAATCGCCTCGAAATACGGCTTGAAGTTCCGGTTCGCTCCGGGCTCCATCGAGTGGGACGCCGGGAACGTCGGCCGGGTGAAGTTCCTGGACGGCCACGACTACGGCAAGCCGATCGGGAAGGCCACCGGGCTCAACAACACGAGCAGCGCGCTCGAGGCGGTGTTGAAGGTCGGCGCCGGCGCCGAACGGGACGCACTGCTCGCCGACGCCGAGGAAGGCATCGTCGACGGGCTTTCCGTCGGTGTTGAGTTCGATGAGGCGGTCGACACGGTGCCCGACCCCGACAACGAGGGTGTGCTGCTGGTGCGGCGCGCCACCCTCAACGAGATCTCGCTGACGGCAATGCCAGCGTTCACCGGTGCCCGGATCACCAGGGTTGCCGCAACCAAGGAAGGCGAAGAGATGCACAAGTGCTCCACGTGTGGGGGGACGCTCGAACTCGGCGTGGCGCACGTGTGCGCGCCGGCGACCACCCCGCTGAACTTGACCGCTGAGCAGTACGCGATCCTGGTGGGGATCTTCGGCGGTGCGGCGCCGGCGCCGGTGGCCGACCCGGGGCCCGCGGTGGTCGACCCGGCCGGTCCGGCGCCGGCGGCCGGACGCGTCGAGGCGGTCAATGAGCCGCTGCCGTACCGGTTCGTCCGGGCCCGCCCCGGCCGGCCGGCCCGGTTCCTCGCCGGCGAGCATGACTTCTCGACCGACGTCGTCAACATGATCAAGAGCGGGGACACGAAGGGCGAGCACACCGACGTGGGCAAGCGGGTCATGGGTTTCATGGCCGCGGAGTTCGACGTCGACTCGGCCGATATCAACGAGGTGACGCCGGAGATCCAGCGGCCGGACATGTACGTCGATCAGCGGGACTACCGGTACCCGCTGTGGAACGCGGTCAACAAGGGCGCCCCGCCGAACGGCATCACCCCTTTCCGGTTCCCCAAGTTCTCCAGCGCCACCGGGCTCGTCGCCGCGCACACGGAGGGGACCGAGCCCAGCGGCGGAACCCTGGTCACCACCTCCGACGTGGTGACCCCGACCGGACTGTCGGGGAAGGCGTACATCACCCGCGAGGTTTGGGACATGGGCGGCAACCCCGCGGTGTCCGGGCTCATCTGGAATCAGATGGTCCGCGGCTACCGGGAAGCCCTCGAGAACGCGACGGCCACCTTCCTCAACACGCTGACCGCGGCGACGGACATCACGCTGACCGCGGGCGCCGTCGACGACGCGTTGGCCGACGCGTGGGATCAGGCGGTGGCCGAACTGCAGTTCACGCGCGGATACGATTTCGACACCTTCGCCGTCGAGAAGGTGCTGTACAAGACGTTCGTGGGTGCCGAGGATTCGACCGGCCGGCCGCTGTTCCCGATGATCAACCCGATGAACGCGAACGGACAGAGCCGTTCGCGGTTCCGCACCCTGGACCTGTCGGGAGTCGAGGGCATCCCCGCGTGGGCCCTGGCATCGACGGCCGGGTCACCCAACAACTCGTGGCTGTTCGACTCGTCCACCGTCTACGGCTGGGCGACGCAGCCTCAGCGGCTCGAGTTCGAGGGCGCGGCGGACGATAACTCGACCGTGGCCCCGGTTGCCAAGGTCGGGATCGGCATCTGGGGGTACAAGGCGTTCGCAAACACCGACATCGGCGGCGTGCGCCAGGTGATCTACGACAGCGTGGCGTAAGGGGAGGTTCCATGACGGGACGAAGCAAGGTCGCGCCGGCGGCAGACGCGCCGGCGGCAGGCGCGCCGGCCGAGACGGAATCGCTCGAGGCGCGCGTGGCCCGTCTCCGGCTCGAGGTCGAGGCGCTCGAACTCGAGCGGCGCCTACGGGTCCTGGAGCGCGGCGGTGGCGGCGCACGCATCGAATTTTTCGATCGGTGAAGGGGGGTGACTGTCGATGGCGTGGAAGCCAACCTACGCAACGGATGCAGAGGTCGCGGAGATCATCCTGCAAGTGACCGGGCTCGATGAATCCGACGCGTGGATACCGCTCGTGAACGCGGCGGCAAGCCGCGCCGTCGACAGTCACACGAACCGGCAGTTCGGCCAACTCGACACCGCAACCGAGTTGATCATTCCGGACGTGGCGTACCGGCCCGACCGCGGCCGGTACGTCGTGCCCATCCCCGACCTCATGACGACCACCGGGTTGGTCATCGAGGTGGCCGGCCAGACCGTCACGGACGGGTACCGGCTCGAGCCGTCGACGGCCTCGATCGACAGCAAGCCCTGGACGCGTCTCGCGCTCCCGATCGGCGCGTCCTACTCGTGGTACCCGGATGAGCCTGAAGCGGCCGTGACGGCGCGCTGGGGGTGGTCTGCGGTTCCATCCGCGGTGAAGTCAGCCCAGCTACTTCAGGTTCAGCGGTTCTTCATGCGGCGCGGCTCGCCGTTCGGAGTGGCCGGGTCGCCGGACGTCGGGTCGGAACTGCGGCTGCTGGCAAAGGTGGACCCGGATGTCGCGGTGATGCTGGCCGACTACGTGCGCCCGACGGGCCCGCGATGACCGCCACCGACAACAGGTATCGCGGTAGCCGTGACCGGGATCTCGACCGGCTCGAGCGCATGGTCGAGAAGATGGGCCAGCAACTCGAGAAGATGGGCGATCGGGTCGGGAAGCTCGAGCGGATCATGTACATCATGACGGGCTTGGGGTCGGCCACCATCGTCACGGCGATATACAACCTGGTGCAGAACTTGCAGCAGGCGGGCGCGATCAAATGACGAACGCATGGGACGGGCCCGATCCCGTCGGCCAGGATGACCCGGGTACCGGCTACGAACTGGGCGTAGCCATCACCGTCAATGACGACGTGACGGTTACCGCGGTGCGGGTCTGGCATCCCGCCTCGAGCAACACGGTGACCAGCAGGGCCGCGCGGTTCTGGACGACTGGCGGGGTTCAGGTGCAGGCGGTACTGCTGGCCGACGCGTTGCCGTCCGGGTGGTCGACCTACGAATTGGACGCGCCACTCGAACTCACCTCAGGCTCGCAGGTGATCCTGTCCTACAGCACCACCCGCTACTACGGAGCGGTGTCCGGTTCGTTCCCCAACGACTCGGCCGACGGAGCCATCTCCCTGACCGGTGGGCTGTTCCGGGAGACCTTCACCCCGGCGGTACCCAACACGCCATCGGCGTCGTTCTATGGGGTAGACCTCGATTACACGCTGGGTATCGGCGGGAACCTGGCGCCGACGGTGGCGGTGTCCGCAACGGCGGCTGGGCGCACGGTGACCGCGGTGGCGGTGGCCTCCGATGAGGTTCCGGGGTCCCTGTCCTACCGGTGGGACTGGGGTGACGGGAACGTCACGGCTCCCGGTGCGGCGACAGAGCAGCACATCTACGCCGCGGATGGCCTCTACGCAGTGCTCGTCACGGTCACCGATGTGGGCGGTTTGAAAGCGTCGGCTGCCGTGCCGGTCGTCGCTGCGTTGGGGCTCGCCGGTGCGATGTCGCTCGCCGCGGTGATGAACGAACTTGCGGCGCGTCTGGATACCGTGCCGGGCCTGAACGTATATACGGGGTGGCCGTCGCGGGTGGTGGCGCCGGCGGCGATCGTGGTCTACCCGACCAGCGTCGAGTATGACCAGACCTACCATGGTGCGACGCATCGCGGGCCCGACCGGTATGAACTGCCGGTCGTGGCGGTGATCGCGCGGATGCCCGATGAGAAGGCGCTCCCCGACCTCGACGGGTACGCCTCCGGGTCGGGCCCGCGGTCGGTCAAGGCGGTGCTCGAGTCGGGCGTCTACACGACGTTCGAGCAGACGAGTCTCCACGTCGGAGATGGAGAGTTCGACGTGTATCGATTTGCAGGCGTCGATTACCTGGCCTGTGTATTCGGCGTAAGCCTTATGGGATAAGGGAAAGGGGCAAGCCATGGCGGGCCGCGTGCACTCCAAGTTGACCGTCTGGAAGATCGGCGCCAACGACATTTCGCAGTACTGCAACTCGTCGTCCATCGAGGACAAGGTGGACTCCCACGACACGACCACGTACGGGCTCGGTGCGCACCGTTACGAGGGTGGGCTGGACGACGGGTCCGTCAGTCTCGGGGGGTTCTACGACTCTCAGGCCACGACGGGCCCGCGGCCGGTATTCAAGGCGGCAAAAGGGACAACCGTCGAGGTGACTCACCAGCCGGAGGGCGCCGGAACGGGCAAGCCTCAGGACGTGTTCGACGCGCTCGTGGTGAGCTACAAGGAAGACAAGCCGATCGCGGACTACGTCACCTGGACCGCCGAACTCCAGATCTCGAGCGTCATCGACGACACCGCACAGAGCTAGATCATCTGAGGGGATGCAATGGACAAGGCGAGACTCTTCGAAAAGCGGTTGCCGCAGCAGGAGG